GGGAACCTTTTCCATATGTACTCAAATCCGAGTTGAATACATACTTAGAGAGTGATGATGATTTGAATAAGCTTGTGATTAGTAGAACAATGCACCAAGAAGTTGTTGAACTATGCACAGGCATATTGAAAGAATTAAATAGTAGAACATACCAACTTAGATCATTGATTGATTGGGAGAAGTTTATACAAGGTGTCTGATATTATACTACATAAAGAAAATGAAGCCTTTCTAAAGGTAGAATGTGAGGATCACTATGCGGTGGAATTATCTAATTATTTTACTTTTTTCGTTCCTGGTTATCGTTTTATGCCGGCCTACAAGAACAGAACTTGGAATGGAAAAATACACTTATTCAATAGGCGAACAAGGACAATCTATTCGGGTCTAATACCATACATTAAAAAATTTTGCGGCGAACGAGAATATAAACTCGATATTTCTCCAGATGTTAATATAACACATTCACTTAGTCTAGTTGAGGCAGTTGAGTTTATTAAGACATTAAATTTGCCATTTGAACCAAGAGATTATCAGTTACAATCTTTTGTTCAATGTATTCGTAATAAAAAAAGACTGTTGTTATCACCAACAGCATCAGGTAAATCTCTCATCATTTATATGATAGTTCGTTACTTGATGAAGTTAGAGTATCAAAAAGGTTTATTGATTGTGCCTACTACATCTTTAGTAGAACAAATGTATACAGACTTTCAATCATATGGTTTTGACTCTGATAAGTATTGTCATCGCCAATATTCTGGTAAAGAGAAACATACAAATAACTTTTTGACAATCACAACTTGGCAATCTGTTTATAAAAATGACAAGGCATATTTTGAACAGTTTGATTTTGTAATGGGTGATGAAGCACACCAGTTTAAAGCTAAATCATTAACTACAATATTGTCTAGTTGTATTAACTCTAAATACAGGATAGGAACGACAGGTACTTTAGATGGTACTCAAACTCATAGATTAGTTTTAGAAGGACTTTTTGGACCTGTTTATAAAGCTACAACAACATCAGAACTTATAGAGAAAGGGCAGTTAGCAGGCTTTAAAATAAAATGTCTTATTCTGAAATATGAAGAGCAGATAAGGCATGAAGCCAGAAGATGGAACTATAATCAAGAAATAGAATATATTGTTACCAATCAGGCAAGAAACAATTTTATTTCTAACTTAGCTTTATCTTTAGAGGGCAATACTTTAATACTCTTCCAATTTGTAGAAAAACATGGGAAAAAACTATATGAAACAATTGAACATAAAACAAGAGATAGGAAAGCTTTCTTCGTTTTTGGAGGAACAGATGCAGAAGTTAGAGAGTCTATTCGAGGAATCGTTGAACGAGAGAAAGATGCGATTATTGTGGCTAGCTATGGTACTTTCAGTACCGGTGTTAATATTACTAATCTTCATAACATAGTATTTGCCTCGCCAACAAAATCAAGAATCAGAAATCTACAATCAATCGGGCGAGGTCTTAGAAAAGGAGATAATAAAGAAACTGCCGTACTATTCGATATTGTAGATGACTTTCGTATAGGTAAATTTGCAAACTATACGATTAAACATTTCATAGAAAGGTGTAAAATATATGATGACGAGAAATTCACTTATAAATTTTACAACATAGAGCTCAAAAATGGAAAAACAGATCAAGATAATAAGGTTGCAATCGGGTGAAGACATCATTGCAACTTTTTCAGAAAACAAAAGAACAAAGAAAGTTACATTGGAAAACCCAATGCACATTATCTTTAAACGACTTAACAGTAAGAGTGGCCCAGTAATGTATATGGTGCCTTGGTTGCCAGTAGAAATGCTAGATGAAGATAAAGCCTGTTTTGATTCATCTAATGTATTAGTAACACTTAAACCTAAAAAAGATATGTCTGAATATTACCAAGACTTGGTAGTAAAAAGTTTGGAAAACTTAAAAGACATTGAAGATGATATGTTTGAAACTGAATGGGAAGAAATAGAAACAGATGATTCTAGTCAGCATACATATATAACAGGTAAGAAAAAAGGTGATTTGTTACATTAATTAAAGTTAGGATATTATGGATAGAGTATGTTTTGTGATACCATCAGTTGGTAAAAAGGCGTATCAAGATTTAGCAAAAACACATTCAGCAATAGAACCACCAACGTGGGCCTTATTGTTGGCTAATGCTGTTCGTGCAAAAGGGTACGACCCAGTTATATTAGACTTTGAAGCAAAATTTAGAAGAGACCTTCATGCAAGTGCCGATATAGCAGCTACTAATCCTAAATTAGTGGTCTTTGTTTTGTATGGTCAAAATCCTAATTCAGGCACTACAATGATGATTGGTGCATCTTCTTTAGCTAAAATGCTTAAAGAAGATTACCCACATTTAAAAACCGCTTTTATAGGCTCTCACGCCTCTGCATTACCAAATGAAGTCGTATCAAATGACTTTTGTGATTTTGCATTTATCAATGAAGGTGTTTATGGTTTACTATCATTGCTTGAAACAAATCTTAAAGATGAGTTGGATAAGGTTCCTGGTATGTGGTATAAAGATAGAGGTCTGCCAAGACCATCTGCACCAGGTAAAATTGTACAAACAAAAGATATGAATACTGTAATGCCTGGATATGCTTGGGACTTAATTGACTTGAAAGATTATAGATCGCATTTTTGGCACTCTAATTTCTCACATGAAAACAGAACACCATTTGCAGCCTTATACACTTCATTAGGTTGCTCTTTTGGTTGTAACTTTTGTATGATTAATATTGTGAATAGAACATCACATGATAATGATATAACATCAGTTGATTCAAGAGGTATGAGATTTTGGGATCCAGAACTCATATTAAAAGAATTAGAATATCTTTACGACCATGGTGTTAGAACTTGCAGAATAACTGATGAAATGTTTTTTCTGAATAGAAAATATTATGTGCCTATTTTAGAAGGTGTAATTAAAAGAGGTATGAAGTTTAACTTTTGGGCATACGCAAGAGTTGATTCTGTAAGAAAAGACCAACTTGAACTTTTCAAAGAAGCTGGTGTCAATTGGTTATGCCTTGGTATAGAAGCGGGTAATCAACAAGTCAGATTAGAAATTGATAAAGGTAGATTTAAACAAGTGAATATTCGTGATGTAGTTCAGAATATAAAAGATGTTGACATAAACATTCTTGGTAATTATATGTTTGGTTTTCCTGAAGAGAACTATGAAAATATGCAAGAGACATTAGACTTGGCTCTTGAACTGAATACAGAACACGCAAATTTCTATGCAGCTATGGCATTACCAGGAAGTCCTTTACACTTATACGCCAGACAACAAGGTTGGGATATACCAGAAAGATATGAAGAGTATGCTTTTCTATCTTATGATTGTCGGCCGTTGCGTACTAAGTATTTAACGGGTGCTGAAGTATTAAGGTTTAGAGATGAGGCATGGCACAAATACTTTACACATAAACCATTCTTAGATTTAGTAGAAAAAAAGTTTGGTGTTGAATCAAGAAACAATGTTGTAGAATTAGAAAAAATTAAGTTGAAAAGAAAAATACTTGGAGATTGATATGAATAATAGTGAATTACAAGATTTAGCTCACGAATATAGGAAAGAGTTATTTGAAAAATTTGTAGAAGTGGGTCAAGGGCATCCAGGTTCTACCTTTTCTATGGTTGAGATTGCCACAACATTGTATCACGGTGGTTTTGTAAAGCCAGAATGGGACAAGGTTCTAATTAGTAAAGGTCATGCCACAGTTACACTTTACCCAATACTTACGAAGTTAGGTATCATACCACAAAAAGATTGGGATAATTGGGGCTCAACTGAATCATGTCTTAGAGTTTTTGGTAACATATCAATACCTGGTATTGACGTTACATCAGGCTCATTAGGACATGGTATTGGTGTTGGTTTAGGCATGACATTTGCTTGCAAGAATAGAGAATACTGGACTAAAAATGTTTATGTTGTAATTAGTGAAGGTGAACTCTATGAAGGCTCAACATGGGAAGCCCTATTGTTTGCCTCACATCACAAACCAAAAAATTTAACAATCTTTATAGATATCAATAATCTAATTATATTAGGTGAAACAAAAGATTGTGTTGACTTAGAACCAATCAAAGATAAACTAGAGGGTTTTGGTTTTGATTTATTTGATGTCGATGGCCATGATGTAGGTCAAATTAAAGATGCACTAGATAAAAAATCAGATACTACAAAAGTAATACTGGCAAGAACAGTAAAAGGTAAAGGTTTTTCTCTTATGGAAAACAAACCTCATTGGCACTATATGAATCAAATGAGTGAAGAAGAAATTACACAATGTCGCAAGGAGATTAATAATGTATCAGCGTGATGCTTTCATAGAAAGAGTAAAAGAAGATATGAAGTTTGATAAGGACATCTATTTTCTAAGTGCAGACTTTGGGGCGCCAGCCCTTGATAGTTTGAGAAAAGATTACCCAAATAATTTTATACATTGTGGTATATCAGAACAGGCCATGATAGACGTAGCTGTAGGTCTAGCACTTGAGGGTAAAAAAGTTTTTTGTTATGCTATGGCACCTTTTCTATCTATGAGGGCCTTAGAACAAATTAAATGTGGACCTGGCATTATGAATCTACCAATATGTCTCATATCAGTTGGTGTTGGTATAGGTTATTGCGATTCAGGACCTACACACTATGTAACAGAAGAATATGCTTGCCTCAGGTCTATAGTAGGTTCTAATATCTATACCGCATCTGATGCTATTGTCGCTAGAAACATAGCAAGAAGGTTACTAGAGAGACCTGAATTTGCATATGTTAGATTAGATAGAGATGAACTACCCGATATCTACGACCAAATAGATAGTTATGGTCTAACAAGAGATGTTGTTGTTCATAATCCAAAAGAGAGTGGTTTTAAACTTTTAATATCACATGGTAAAATGTCTCATGTTTGTAAAGAAATTTCAGATACAAATGATAATTTTGCCTTTGCAGATATCTTAAAGTCAAAGCCATTTCCTGTTGACATAGAACTTATAGAGCAAATAACAAAGTGTGATGGCATCGTTGTGGTTGACGAACAGACACCATCTGGTTCATTATCATCAGCTGTTTGGGAGTGGACAAGTAACAATGGTCTTTTTCCTAAAATAAAGTCTGTTACTTTACCTGAGATGTATATCTTTGAAAATGGTGGCAGAGAATACTTATTGAATAAAAATAATTTATCAAAAGAAAATATTATATCACAATCGCAGAGGTTCTAAATGATTATATCTAAAACACCTTACCGACTTTCATTGTTTGGTGGTGGTACTGATTATCCAGAATGGTTTTCTACTAATAGGTCTGAAATTATTACAGCTGCAATAGACAATCATTGTTATCTAAGTGTAAAAGAACTACCACCATATTTTAGTTACAAATACAGAGTCGCTTATTCAAGAATAGAAATGGTAAGTGATGTTGATGATATAGACCATCCATCAGTAAGAAATTGTCTTAAATACCTAAACATAGATGATGGTTTATCTATTACTCACGATGGTGAAATACCTGCAAGGTCTGGCGTTGGCTCTAGTTCTGCTTTTACTGTAGGTCTATTAAATGCTTTATTTTATTTAAAGGGTATACAACTACCAAAACATGACTTAGCATCGAAGGCAATATATGTAGAACAGTTTATGAATGGTGAATCAGTTGGCATACAAGATCAGATAGCAGCCTCATATGGTGGTTTAAATAAAATTACTGCTGGTTTAGGTAGAAACTGGACTGTTCAATCATTAGATGTATCTGATGAATATATAAAAGAATTAGAGAGTCATATACTTTTAGGTTTTTCTGGTAAGAGTAGACTTTCTGATGTTCAAGCTAAAAAACAAGTAAATGCTGTGCATAGAAATAAAGGTATCTTAGAAGAAATAATGGGCATTACTAATATAGCCATGAGTAGACTTGAGAAAGAAGATTCTATGGACATGATAGGTCAAATGATAGGTGCAACATGGCGATTTAAGAAAACACTTACAAACGGCTTAACAAATGATAAGTTAGATGATATAATAAATCAATCAGAAAAAAGCGGGTCACTAGGTGGTAAACTCATGGGTGCTGGCGGTGGTGGTTTCTTTATGTTTATTGTGCCACCAGAGAAGCAAGAACAGTTTAAGATGACCATGAAAAAAATAAAAGTTTGGATACCATTTAAACTGAACAGAGAAGGAAGTCAAATTATATGATGCACCCCTTAATGAAAAATAATGTGAGTCGAGAAGATTTAGATTTAGTTATAGAACACTTAAAACAAAACGACCCTAAACTTACCAGCGGGCCAATATGTAGAGAATTTGAAGAAGATTGGTGCGACTGGTTAGGTGTAAAACATAGTGTGTTTGTAAATTCTGGTTCATCTGCTAATTTACTTTCACTTACTTGTTTAAAACTAAGATACCCAAAAGGTGGAGAAGTCATAGTTTCACCTTTGAATTGGGTATCAGATATATCTGCCATACTACAAACTGGTTTTAAGCCCGTATTTGTTGATATAGATTTAGATACTTTATCACTTGATAATCAAAAAGTATTAGAGGCAATTACAAGTGAAACTAGAGCTGTTTTGTTTTCTCATATACAAGGTTTTGATGGCTATGATGATGAACTTTTAATTGAATTAGAAAAACGGGATATAAAATTAATTGAAGACGTTTGTGAATCTCATGGCGCCTTACATAATAGGCAACCAATAGGTTCTTTTGGTTGGATGTCTAACTTTTCATTTTATTATGCACACCATATGACCACAATAGAAGGTGGTATGGTGTGTACAAATGATGATGAGATGTATCAGAACTTAAGAATGTTAAGATCACATGGTATGGTTAGAGAAGCAAACGATGATTCTCTCAAAGTTGGTTATCAAGCTTTACACCCAGATTTAAATCCAGATTTTATTTTCTTTTACCCATCTTTCAATATGAGAAACACGGAGATAGGTGCAATTATAGGTAGAAATCAATTGACAAGATTGAACAACTACGTTGTAAAAAGAACATCTAATCAATTTTTATTTTTGAGTCTCCTAAAGAAAGATATATATAAGACAGACTTTAAAACAGAAGGCTCTAGTAATTATGCGTTTAATTGTATATTAAAAGAACCTGATGAATACCTAATGAAACAAATTATGGCTAGAATGGATGAAAAAGGTATTGAATATAGAAGAGGTAGTGCAGGTGGTGGTAATCAATTGAGACAACCTTATCTTAAAAGTATAATGCCTGATAAACATTGGGAAAAATTTCCTAATACTGAGCACGTTCATTTCTATGGTTTTTATGTAGGTAACTATCCTTCATTAACACAGGGTGATATTATAAATCTCACTCATCAACTGAATCTACACTAATGGAAAAAAGAAATATACTTGTAACTGGTGGTGCCGGATATATCGGCTCAATTTTAGTAGGTGAATTACTTAGATGCGGACACTATGTTACCGTAGTCGATAATTTTATGTTCAGACAATCTAGTTTAAATAACTATTGTATATTTAAAGATTTCAAATTAGTAAAAGGTGATATTCGTGTTCAAGACACACTCACAGAACATTTAAAAACAGCTGAGATAATTATACCATTGGCAGCCCTAGTTGGTGCACCATTATGTGATGCAGACCCAGTTAATGCTCACACTACAAATAAAATATCTCCGTTGGCCATGATGAATCAACTATCTAAAGAACAGATAGTAATTATGCCAACTACAAACAGTTTTTATGGCACATCATCAGATGGTATTTGTACGGAAGAAACAAAAACAAATCCTATTTCAACATATGCAAAAGATAAATTAGACGTTGAAAAGAGATTGACAGACCACTCTAACTTCATTAGTTATCGCCTAGCCACAGTTTTTGGTATGTCGCCTAGAATGAGAACAGATTTACTGGTAAATGATTTTGTTTATAGGGCAGTTAAAGATAGTGCCGTTGTCTTATTTGAAAGTAATTTCAAAAGAAACTATATTCATATAAGAGATGTTTGCAGAGCTTTTATATACGCAATAAATAACTATGATAAGATGAAAAATCAAATATATAATGTTGGTCTATCAGATGCCAATCTAAGTAAAAAAGAACTAGCTGAAAGAATTAAATCATTCTTACCCGAGTTTGTAATTGTTGAAAAAAACTTTAAGAAAGATAAAGACCAAAGAAACTATATCGTATCAAACGATAAATTAGAATCAGCTGGTTTTATGACAATGTATAACTTAGATTTAGGTATACAAGAACTCATCAAAGGTTATGAGATGATTAGCAATAACATATATGGAAATATTTAATATCTTCAAACTGGACACCGCTAGAATAACATTTGTCAACCTTTTTGTCAAGAGAAAATATGAAGAAATACCCTAAATTATTTAAAGAACATGGATACATTCATGTAAAAGAATTTATACCAAAAGAAGTAGGAAAATATCTGTTTGAATATTTAAAATTTTCAAGTCATGCTAAGGTTTTGTCTGGTCATGTTGAGGGTGGTTGGCACGCTGGTGATGGTGATGACCAAGTGCCAGGTTCTTTTGCACCAAGACATGGTGATATGGCCTTTCAGGCTTTGATGAGGCAAATGAGGCCAAAGATGGAAGAACTAACTGGTTTAAGCTTGTGTCCTACTTACACTTATGTTAGACTATACCGTATGGGAAACATTTTGAAAAAACATAAAGATAGACCATCATGTGAAATATCAGTAACAGTAAAGTTATCTGATACAGGCGAATATAACTGGCCTATTTTTATGGATGGTACAGGATGTAAACTAGGCGATGGTGATGCTGTGATTTATAGAGGTTGTGATTTAGAACATTGGCGTGAACCATGTGAAGGTGGAAAAGATTATAGATTAGGGCAGGTGTTTTTACATTATATAAACAAAGATGGGCCGCATTACCCTGAGTTTGCTTATGATAAAAAATCCTATGGTAAATTATTTGAAAGCGACTTATGACAAAGAAAACAAATCATTACATAGATAACAAACAATTTTTACAGGCACTCATAGATTATAGAGAAGCCTGTGATAAAGCAGAGGAAGACCCACCAATACCAAATTATATTGGTGAGTGTTTTTATAAGATTGCAGAACATCTATCAAGAAAACCAAACTTCATATCATATTCATTTCGTGATGAGATGATTTCAGATGGCATAGAAAACTGCCTAATGTATTTTAGAAACTTTGACCCGAATAAAAGTAAGAACCCATTTGCATATTTTACCCAGATTATATACTATGCCTTTTTAAGAAGAATCACAAAAGAAAAGAAACAATTGTATGTAAAATATAAGGCAACTGAACAGTATGGGCTTATAGAAGAGTTTGAAGAAATGCCCAATGGAGGCTTGCGACAATTTGAATTATATGATAATATAGCAGAGTTTATTCAAACATTTGAAGAGAGCAAAAAGAAAAAGAAAGAAGCTAAAAAGGGTATAGAAAAGTTTATATGAGTCTTGTTTCCAAAGGTTGGGGTAGTGAATTTATATGGGAGTCAAACGATTTATATTGCGGTAAATTTCTAAACTTTAAAGAGGGTGCAAGATTCTCAATGCACTTTCATAAAGAGAAAGATGAAACTTGGTATGTTTTAAAAGGCAAGTTTCTCGTTAAATATATTGACACTAAAACCTCAGAAGTAAAAGAAGAAGAGTTAGGTATGGGTGCCACATGGCGAAACAAGCCATTAGAACCTCACCAACTTTATTGTTTAGAAGAGGGACAAATCATAGAAGTATCCACAAAAGATACAGCAGAAGATAATTACAGAGTTTTCCCAGGGGATTCACAAAAATGAAATTAGCCATATTAGGTGATACACATTTTGGTGCAAGAGGTGATTCACAAGACTTTCATAATTTTTTTGAAAAGTTTTACATGAATACCTTTTTTCCATATCTAAAAGAAAATAATATTGATACAGTATTTCAGCTGGGTGATTTGTTTGATAGAAGAAAGTATATTAACTTCAATTCACTTTATCGTTGCCGACAATACTTTTTTGATTTGATTGCTGAGTATGATATAGACTTCTACACACTTCTAGGCAATCACGATATATCATATAAGAATACTCTCAAGGTAAACTCATCAGAACTTCTTTTGAATGAATATAAAAATGTAACTGTTTATAGTGATTATGCACAGGTAGAATTTGATGGTCTGAAAGTAGATGTAATACCATGGCTCTGCAAAGAGAATGAGAAACAACTATTTGAGAAAATGAAAACAAGTGATTCACAGTTTTGTTTTGGTCATTTTGATATAGATGGCTTTGAAATGTATCGTGGCAATGTTTGTTTAGGTGGCATACCAAAAGAGAAGTTTCAGAAATATGATACAGTTTTAACTGGTCATTTTCATCACAGGTCTACAAATGGTAATATAACATATGTTGGTACGCCATGTGAGATGATGTGGTCAGATTATAATGATACAAAAGGTTTTCATATATTAGATACTGAAACAAGAGAGATGGAGTTTGTGGCAAACCCATATCAAATGTTCTACCGCATCAAGTATGATGATTCACAAACTGATTTTGATTTCTGGAAGAACTATGATTACCCTAAAACAAAAGATTCTTATGTTAAAATAGTAGTTCTGAATAAACAGAATCCTTATCTGTTTGATTCTGTGCTTGATAACTTCTACAAAGCTGAAGTCGCTGACTTATCAATTGTAGAAGATTTTAGTGATATGAATTTTGGTGTTGATAAAGACATCATCAACCAGGCAGAAGATACAATGACAATTTTGTCAAAATATATAGATGACCTACCATTAAATGTAGAACCAGAAAAATTGAAAAACATAATGAAAGAACTTTATGTTGAGGCTTTGAATGAGGAAAGAGTATGAGTCATAGTTATAAAACAATATACAATTGGCCCGAAGAGAGACAAAGAAAATTTTATACTTGGTGTTATTGGCAAAATGCTTTTAACGATGAAGAGTTGGACAAAGTTGTAAAACTAATGGATTCTGTTGAACTTGAAAGAGGCACAACTGTTGGCCAAAAACAAGATGCAAATGCAAACAATAAAATAGTGGCAACACAAGCACCAAATGAGGCTGTTAGAAAGTCTGATGTAAGATTTTGGACCTATGATAACGGCCAAGGTAAGGCTGATTGGATATTTCATAGATTAAATAATGTTATTGAAGGTATAAATAATCAATTTTATAACTTTGATATAAACGGGTATGAGTCATTTCAATACACCGTATATCACGGTAAAGAAAAAGGTAAATATGACTTTCATCAAGACACTATCATGGGTAAAAACTTACCATCAGATATGTATGAGTGTAGAAAATTATCAGTTACATTTTTATTGAATGATCCTAAAAAAGATTTTAAAGGTGGTGATTTTCAAATTAATTCTGGTGAAGAGAAAAACGCTGAATCTATACCAATGAATAAAGGTGATATAATTATATTTCCATCTTTTTTAATACACCGTGTAGCCCCTGTAACAAAAGGCACAAGAAAATCAATTGTTGTATGGGTGTTAGGGCCTAAATTTAGATGATCATATTTCGTAAAGTAAAATGGAAAAATCTTTTATCTACAGGTAATTATTGGACTGAAATACAATTAGATTGTAAAGATAGTACACTTGTTGTAGGTGAAAATGGTTCTGGTAAATCAACAATGCTTGATGCCTTGTGTTTTGCTTTGTTTAATAAACCATTTCGTAAAGTATCAAAGCCACAATTAATCAACTCTATTAATGGTAGAGATTTGATTGTTGAGTTATACTTTGATACAAACAATAAATCATACAAGGTAGTTCGTGGTGCAAAGCCAAATATATTTGAAATATATTGTAATGGTGAACTTGTAAACCAAGATGCAAATGCAAGAGACTATCAAG